AAAGTTTGGTATATGCCAGATGAGTTTGAAAATACCGCAACCGCAGCTGCTCCTGCAAACACTGCAATTAAATTGTTCGCAGATGCAAACGACCAAGTTGTAATTAATGTTGCACAACAAACTGTGTTCACATTGTCAAATGCGCCAGGTACATATGCAGTAGAAAATCAATCTATCGCTGCAACAAATGATGTTGATGGTGTATATGCTGCAACAGACTTTAGTATCGCTGCGAATAGTGCAGATTTTACTTTCCTTTCAAATGCACCACTTACAGGTGAAACAGTAACTATTACTGTTCCTGCAAGACGTTCATTTACACTTGGACAAGCTGTTACTGCGACACAAACTGTAGAGGTTACTGTTAATGGTGTTCCATACACAGAAGGTGCTGCAAATAATGGATTTAGTTTGGTTGGAGATAGAACAAGAATCTTGTTTGCAACTGCTCCTGCTGGTGGTGACGCCATCGTTGTAAGAACAAACTTACCAGAAGAAACAACATATACATTTAGTACAACAGTATATCTTCCAAACAAAGATGCGTTTGACGCACTTGGGTTTGGTAATGCTGGATTTAGTGGCCACGAATTTGCATTTAAAGATTCTGGTGCCGTTGGTAATAAATACAAAATTTATCTTGTAGACGAATCTTCATATGATAACTTTGTAATCAACGAACCATCAATTGCTGCAGTTCTTAGTGGTGCTCCGACTGCTGATGATAATACTGTTGACCCAGTAACTAATGATTCACAAGGTATTTCAATCGTTGTTACTGAAATGTCTCCTGCTGGTGAAACAGTAGTAGAAGTTTTAGAAAATATGTCAAAAGCAAGTAACGGTAAGACAGAAGATGGCACAAATATCTATTATGTTGACCGTATTAATAATTTGTCTAATTATGTTTATGTCCTTAACCATCCAACAGGTACTACCGATTGGGGTCAAGATATTACACTAACAAAGACAAGTTTTGCAAGACTTAATACAACAGGTTCCGCAACTGGTGCAGAACAATATGTTGAAAGAGAGTTTGGAAACGGTAGAAACGGAATTGCACCTACTACTGGTGCGTTCTCTAACGGAACAGATTTATTTGCTGATTCTGAAAATGTTGACATCGCCTTCTTACTTGCTGGTGAAGCACTTGAAATTGCATCTAGTGTAGATGCCGCAAGAGCTGCAGCTGCAAAACTTATCCAAGTTGCTTCTGATAGAAAAGATACGGTTGCATGTCTGTCTCCAAGATATGCAGATGTAGTTACTGATGCAAATGCAAGAAGTTCAGATGCACAAATCGCATTCTGGAGAAGTGTTAGTTCAAATAACTATGCATTTGTAGATTCGAACTATAAATATCAGTATGATAAGTACGCTGACAAGTTCCGTTGGGTTCCATTCAATGGAGATGTTGCTGGTTTGATGGTTAGAAGTGAACAAGAAAGAGATGCATGGTATTCTCCTGCTGGATTTAACCGTGGTAATGTCAAAAATGTTGTTAAAACACTTCAAACACAAGACAAAGCAGACAGAGATTCGTTGTATAAAAATGCAATCAATCCAGTCGTTAACTTCTCTGGACAGGGAACAGTATTATTTGGTGATAAGACATTCACTACCAAGAGTTCTGCATTTAGTAGAATCAATGTTAGAAGATTGTTTATTGTACTTGAAAAGTCTATTGCTGCTGCTGCCAAGTTCACTCTGTTTGAGTTCAATGATGAGTTCACTAGATCACAGTTTACATCTCTCATCGAACCATTCTTGCGTGAAGTGCAAGGAAGAAGAGGTATTTACGACTTCAGAGTAGTTTGTGATGAAACAAACAACACTGCCGAAGTGATTGATCAGAATCAATTCGTGGGTGACATCTACATTAAACCTGCAAGATCGATCAACTTCATTCAACTCAACTTTGTTGCAGTTAGAACTGGTGTTGATTTTGATGAAATTGTTGGTGCAGTTTAATATAAATAGATTAGAAAACAGGAGAAAATAAACAATGGCATTCAACATAGAACAATTTAAGTCAAACTTTGCAGATGGTGGCGCTCGTCCTAACTTATTTAGAGTTAGAATGAATTTTCCTGCTGGGGTAGGTGCTGCCGCCCCAACAGAACTTGCATTCGTTGTAAGAGCTGCTCAGATTCCTTCTTCAACAATCGCTCAGATTGATGTTCCTTACTTTGGTAGACAGGTAAGGGTTGCTGGTAATAGAACATTTGAACCATGGACTGTTACTGTTATCAATACTGAAGAGTTTGGTGTAAGAAATTCTCTGGAACAGTGGATGAACGCAATCAATCAACATAACTTGAATACACAACAGTTTGCATCAAATTCTCTTGCCGCCTACAAATCAAACGCATTTGTAGAACACTACGGTAAGGATGGACAAGGAAGTGTTATCGCTCGCTACGAGTTCAGAGGATTATTCCCAACTGAACTAGGTGCAGTAGAACTTTCTTGGGACGCAAACGATCAGTTGGAAGAATTTACAGCAACATTCGCATATGACTATTGGCAGCACGATAACGTTGTAACTTCTTAATTTAAATAATTAAAGAGTTGGATATAGTATGGAAATTAAATTATTTGGCTTCACTCTTCTAAAGACTGGAGAGGAAAACAAAAATCTTAAATCATTCGTCCCACCAAGTGGGGCGAATGATGAAGACACCCTAGAAGTTTCTTCAAATTTTTACAGCACATTTTTAAATTTAGAAAATACCGCAAGAAGCGATCAAGAACTTATCGATAGATATAGAGATATGTCAATCTATCCAGAAGTCGAGGTTGCGATTGACGATATTGTTTCTGAAGCAATAGTTAATGAAACGGATGATTATCCAGTTAAATTATTGACTAAAAATCTTGAGCAAACAGAAACTGTAAAAACTAAAATCACAGAAGAATTCAATAACGTTTTAAATATTCTTGATTTTAAAAATCAAGGATACGATATATTTCGATCTTGGTATATAGATGGAAGACTTTATTTCCATATCATTATTGATGAAAATAAACCAAAAGAAGGTATCAAAGAACTCAGAAAAATTGACCCACGCACTATCAAAAAAGTTAAAGAAATAGAAAAGGACGAAAAGCCTGGTGGGCCAACATTAATCAAATCAGTAAAAGAATTTTATTTGTATAATGAAAAGGGTGTCATTAATGGTGCAGATAAAACCACAGGCATTCCCATTTCTCCTGATGCGATTGCATATGTGAGTTCTGGACTAAAAGATGCTAAAAGAAATTATACAATTGGGTATCTACATAAAGCAATCAAGGCATTGAACCAACTAAAAATGGTGGAAGATTCTGTAGTAATATACAGATGGACAAGAGCACCAGAAAGAAGAGTTTTCTACATTGATGTTGGCAATCTTCCCAAAGTGAAGGCGGAACAATATATCGCCGACATTATGAATAGATATAAGAATAAAGTTGCGTATGATTCATCTACTGGTGAAATTAAGGATGAACGCAAACATATGTCTATGTTGGAAGATTTTTGGTTCCCTAGAAGAGAAGGTGGTAGGGGTACAGAAATTGAGACTCTGCCTGGCGGAACAAATCTTGGGGAGATGGAAGATGTACTATACTTCCAGAAAAAGTTATATAAATCTTTAAATGTTCCTGCATCTAGATTAGAACCAGATCAGTCTCTTGCATTGGGAAGAGCGACAGAAATTTCTAGAGATGAATATAAATTTAACAGATTTATCGTTAGACTTAGAAATCAATTTAGTAATTTATTTTTAGACTTACTTAAGACACAATTGATTTTGAAAGGTGTGATTACATCAGAAGAGTGGAAATCAATATCACAAGAATTGATTTTTGATTTTACACAAGATTCATATTATTCAGAAATTAAAAATTCTGAAATGATTAGAGATAGAATTACACTTGCTGGTGAGATGGCAGATCAAATCGGTAAATACTACTCTAATACTTGGGTACAGAGAAACATTCTAAAACTCAGTGATGAAGAAATTAAAAATATGAAAGATGAAATTGCGAAAGAGGCGGATGATCCGCTTTTTGGTAAACCAAAAGAAGATGAGGGTTTTTAAATGACAGAGAATGAAGATAATATAAATAATAAAACAATAGATATTGTAGACAATTCTGTTTTAGGCAAAGCGTCCGTTGTTGCTGATGATATTAAATCAGTACTTGATGCAAAGAGACAGGAAGAAATCGACAATTACAAGCAGGATTTTGCAAAAACAATGTTTAATAATCCAGCGCATAGTGATGTTGAAAGTGAAGAATAAATATTAAAAGGGTTTAAAAGATGCATTCTTTTTTAGAATTCTTGGAAGATGACTTAGATGAAGCTGTTAAAAGAAAAATAGTCATTAGAAAAGGTAAGAGAAAAATTAAATATGTGTCTGATAAGGCCGGTTATAAAGTAATTAACAAGAGAGAGGTCAAGATTAATCCAGGCGATATGCGAAAAATGAGTATTAGAAACACTCGTTCCGCAAGAAAAAGAAAAGGCAAGGTTAATGTTGCAAATCTCCGTAGAAGAAGATCACTTCAAAGAAGGACAGGACTATGAAACTAATTACAGAAGTAGTTGAAGACATTCTGGTAGAATCTAAAGGAAAAGACCTTTTTATTGAAGGTATTTTCTTACAATCAAATGTCAAAAATAGAAATGGTAGAGTGTATCCTACAGAAGTTCTCGAAAGAGAAGTTGAGAGATATAACGAAAACTACATTCAAAAAAATAGAGCATTTGGAGAACTTGGACACCCAGAAGGCCCGACTATCAATCTGGAAAGAGTTTCCCATATGATTAAAGAGCTTAAGAGAGATGGTGATAATTTTGTTGGTAAAGCAAAAATTATGACAGACACTCCTTATGGTGCTATCGTTAATAACCTTATTAAAGAAGGTGCATCTTTAGGTGTTTCTTCTAGAGGTATGGGTAGTGTAAAACAGTCTGGTGGTGCAAATGTTGTTCAAGATGATTTTTATCTTGCAACCGCCGCAGACATCGTTGCAGACCCTTCTGCGCCCAATGCATTTGTAGAGGGTATTATGGAAGGTAGAGAGTGGGTTTGGGACAACGGTATTATTAGAGAAGCTCAAATTGCAGAATACCAAGACTCTCTCAAAAAGGCCAAAAGGCAACAATTAGAAGAAACAAAACTGAGAGTTTTCAAAGATTTTGTGTCAAAACTTTAAATATTATAAATAAATATAAATTAAAACTCTAAGGAGAAACAAAATGGAAGATTTAAAAAACGAAGATATGATTGAAGAAGTTGTTGCTTCTGAAGCCGAAGAGATTGATTCTCAGGTTGAAGAACTAATTGACGACCTTCAAGAAGATCAAGAAAATGTCACTGAGGCAAAAGCTTCTAAAAAAGAAGATGCCCATGAAGACGAAGAAGAAGAGGACGAAGCTGAGGAATCAGTAAAGAAAGAGTCTAAATCTTCTAAGAAAGAAATGGCAGATGATGAAGAAGAAGACGAAGATGAAGTCGCAGAGTCTAAATCATCTAAGAAAGAAGATATGCATGGTGATGAAGAGGATGATGAAGACGAAGAAGAAGTCAAAGAATCTCCTAAGAAAAAAATGAATGCATCTTACAAAGTCGCCAAAGAAGATATCGATGTAAAAGAAGATGTCGATGCAATGCTTGCTGGACAAGAACTTACTGAAGAGTTCCAGTCACAAGTTAAAACCATTTTCGAAGCAGCTGTAGTTGCTAAAGTAAACGAACAGTTGGAAAAAATGTATGAAGATTATGAAAAAGAACTTCATGAGGAAGTTTCTCATATCCGTGAAGATATTTCAGAAAAAGTGAATGAGTATCTTACTTATGTCGCTAAAGAGTGGGTTGAAGAAAATAAACTCGCCGTTGAAAACAAACTGAAATTAGAAGTTATGGAAAACTTCATGTCAGGACTCAAAACTCTGTTTGAGGAAAATTATGTTGATGTGCCAGAAGATAAAATTGACCTTTATGGGGATGCGTTATCTTCTCTTGAGGAAAAAGAGACAAAATTAGATGAGTCAGTTCAAAGGAATAT